TCATTCTGAAGCAAAAAAATTCTCTTCTCTCAAACTAATGTATCCGCTATCACCAACAATAATATGATCCAACAATTGAATCCCCATCATTTCGCCACATTCTTCCATTCGTTTGGTAAATTGGATATCTTGTGGAGACGGTGTCGGATTGCCAGATGGATGATATATTTTAGTGCAAACAAAAAAAGCTCTACTCCCCATGATTGAGAAGTAGAGCTTTATTTTTATGGACCATACAGGACTCGAACCTGTGACCGAACGGTTATGAGCCGTTTGCTCTAACCGACTGAGCTAATGGTCCTGAAAACTTTACTTATTAAGTAATCTATAAATTAAATGAAATAAGCTCTAAAGTTAGAATTTTTGCTCTTTTTGATTTAGTAAATGTTGGGCGACTACTCTTTGATACGTAGAAAGTGACTGGTGCATAGACACAATCGTTTACTTCACGTAATCCAAGTGTTAATATTTTATTTTTATGCGGATGGCTAAAAGCTATGTCTAGTTTCATAGATGAACCAAACTTATCTGCTTCAGACACATATATCACTGAATCATTGTATCCCTCTAAAAATATTTCTAGAATAAATTCAAATAGCTCTACTCGATCTTTTATAGTACCAAAATTGCTGTGCCTTTGCAGATGTTTATATGTAATAACTTCATCATTCAATTTTTGACAAATTATTCTAGGTGAATCCTTATAAATTTTGTGTAAACCCAATAAATGTGGGAGTTGTAAGATGTCAAATTTTACATAAAAACAGTCCAGTTTAACAAATGGCGTTGTTATAACAGCCATTTTGCCATCAAGATTTGATAAAAATAAGTTGTATGTTTTCTGCAAATCTTTAGGCATTTTTACAACTCCTCTATAATTTTAGACATAAAAAAAAAGAGTGCAAATCATGGATACCGTCCCATGCTGACCAACGCTAGGTTAACCCACCTGCTGGGGAACGTGGGTGCACTCAATTCCCACTTTGCTTGTAAATAATGATCTAAAGCTAGACTAGAAAACGAGGTAATGATATCCTTTCCTCACACTTAATATAACATCTAAATGTATCGTATGCAATAAAAATATCTCATGAAATTATTTAAAATACAGCATAAAAACAAGTTTAAGAAGATTTTTTCACTTACAAACACGTAAATGTGCCTGATCATCAGCTGGTTGCCATATTGTTAATTTTAATTAAATAACAAAAAAAGAGTCACCTTTGGGAAGGCGACTCAAAGAAAGTTATTCTTAGTATCCAGTTCCCCAGGTATTCGATGGATTTCCATCATTTGGGCCAACTGGAATATAAATGCGTGTTCCGTTTACATCAGAGCCACCTAAGAAAACATAGCCATCTGCTACACGAACTGAATCATACTTAAAAGTAGAACCTTTCGGCCATACTCCGTATACAGGCGCTAACAAGCTTGGCGCACCGTTGCGAAGAACGATACCTTCACTAACACCGATAGTAAAAGTTTTTGCTGGCGTTGGTTTACTATTTTCCCATAGCTCAGCAATATCACCATCGTTTGCATAACCTAATAATTTACCACTATTTTCGATACGATACAAGTTTTTACGGCCATTTAGTTTTTGTGTAATGGTTCCAACCTGTGTCCATAAAGTATTAGCATTGATATGTTGTTCAATTGGCGCATCTGGATTTTTGTAGATTGTTGTAAAGCGAACGTGCTGCCCAACTTTGTATTTAGGTTGATTGGGCTTACCAGGGTTCACAATAACTTCACTACCGTCTTCTGGAAGCCCAGTTTGTAAATCTTGTGCAAACTGTGCCTTGCTAATCCCCCAAGATGCCAAATAGCCGTAAGGATCTGTGTGATTTCCACCTAAATTGTTTGTCACCCACAAATGAGTTTTTATGCCGTAACCTGTCGGATCGTCTAAATCAAACGTCACATTAATTTGACGCGCCAAATCACGTAATAAGTTAACATAAGCAGCATAGTCTTTCTTAAACATAGCTTTATTTGAGGTATTGGCTAACTCAACTTGTGCATAAGCATAAGGGTTTGCATCTCCTGCGCCCCAAGCTATACGACCGTTTTCCGCTACCTGAAGTACACGGCCCCCTCCACCTACAACATATTGCGTAAACGCTTCTTGTCGTTGCCAGTTGTTAAGCATGTTATTGGCTTCGTTTTCTACACCAGCGTCCATATTTGCAGTATCATGCGCAATGATGTATCGATTAACTGTTGATGGCCAACCTGCGTTAATATTTCCGCGGGTTTCTACTTGGTAAGCATCTACATTGATTGCGGGCATAAAAAATAGAGCGACAAGCGCTCCTACTAAAATTTTCTTTTTCATTTATTTGTCTCCTTTTTATCTGATAAACCAGGCGTTGTATGGTCTGTCACAATTCCTAAAATAGTTAATACAACAAACACTGCATTGATAACATCTAGCAATTGCTGATTAATCACATCAATTTGAAATTTATACCCAAAAGGGACTGCAACTACTTGAATCAGTAACAAAACTGCAGGAATAAGAGACAACCAGAATTGTTTGTTTTTTATTCTTGATTTCCAATCAATCATTTTTATTTCCTCCAATTCCTCGAAAGAGGGTTTTATTTTGTTCTTCCAATCGACTAATACGCACTTCATGGTTATTTAATCGGTCAACAGCCTGTTTTAGTTCTTTCATGCTATCTTCTAATTGAGAAAAGACATGATAGAATTTCATTAATGCGAAGATAATTCCGCCTAAAAATGTAATCAGCGCTAACCATTGTTCTAGTGTTAAGTTCATCCTGCACCTACTTTCTACTTACAATAAAACCGTCTAGCTTTCGCTAAACGGTTCCCCACAAATTTTTGTGTATTCTTCTTCGGTTAAACAATTCATATTCACGTAATCAACTAAATCCTGTTTTGTATAACAATTCCAATCATACAACTGTTTAATATTATCGAAACCTGGAAAAACATTCGTTTTCATCTTATTCCGCCCCTTTCGTAAGTTCAGCTACTTGTTTCATCAATTCACCAGTCATTCTTTGAGTTTGTTGAATAACTTGATTTTGCTGAGAAACTTGCTTCATTAGTTCAGCATTCTGTTTTTGTAAAAGTTCCAATTCCGTTGGTGGTGTTGGGACAGGTTCTGGAACGTTATCAGGATCGTAAATTAAGCTTGTCCCATTCCAATGGTAATTAAAGAAATCTGTAGGCTCTTTTTCTACTTCAATCTCCAATAAATTAGGTTGCTGAATCAATGAATAGCCCTCTAAAAATCCTTCTTTATTCTCAATCCAAATTTTCATCATTTCACCCCTTACCATTCATAAATTTCTGTCATTATTTTAAATTTATTCGCAGCGTTACCATTTAAATCATTACCTTTTATATTAGTATCTGTAATGTAAAGGTACTTTACTCCTATTTTTGTACCATTGTAATTTGCTGTTGGAAATACAATCCCTGTTGCACTATATTTTTTTACATGTCGTTTGTGTACAAATAAATATTGGAATTCTGTTTTTGTTGACGCATCGTTTTCTGCATTTGTAAAAACAATTAGCCACCCATTCGCGCACTCACTAAGTTTTTTCTTAGGTGTTACTGTTTGCGACCCATTCATGAACCAACCACCAGCCCACAACTCATCTGTTGTCGGTACCTTTAAATACGCTTTATCCGTCTCTGCTTTAGTTGGATAATTTTCTAATCCATCGACAGCTTCTACCACAGTTGCCATTGCTTTTGGCTCATTGTTTTCCATTAATTGAACAATATCCATTAAACTTCACCCACCTTTTCAAATGTGAAAACTGGCAATGCATCCAGTTTCGCTTTATCCGTTTTAGACATTAAACCGTCTTTTTCAGCAGTAGCATTACTTGGTATTGTTGGAATAACAGTAGTGTCAGGCAATGCTTTTACGTCAGTAGCATTCAATATAACTTCGCCTGTATGACCATTTACAGATGAAACAGTACCTGCTCCAGCATCACCAAGTTTTGCATCCACAAATTCATTTAATCCAACAACACCAGTTGTACTAGTTTGTACATCAATAGCTACGCCGTCTTTTTTAACTACATATAAATCAGGCATTTGATTCTTCATCTCCTTTTACTTTTTCAAATTCCACACTAGAACCACCTAGTTTACCTGCTTCATAATCTGCGATGATTTGTGTGATTTTTGAATATTCTTCTTGAGATATCATCACACCATCTTTAGGTAAATCTAAATCTGCACGTGTAATAATTACTGGACCTGATCTTCCGTTAACAGATGAAACCATCGATTGCCCGCCCATTATTTCTGATAATCCAATGATTGCTGATACGTGTGTCATCGGAAAATATTGACGTTTAACGCCTTTTTCATCTGTTTCCATCATTCTTTTTGATTCAATCATTTACTAACACCCTCAATTCTAAACGTGTTTTGTTTTTCATCATCAATTTTAGCAATAATCAATGCGCCATCTTTCATCGGACGGTTAACATTACCGATTACTTTCACTTGATGATTGGTTGAAAATGAATCATCTTGAAGAATTTCCAGTGTACTTACATTGCCATGTTTTAATGTAAATAAGCGTTCCTCTAATCTCTGATACAAATAATCCATATCAGCCAATAAACGCTCTGAAAGTGAATTGTGGCGCACTCCTTGTATGTCTACACGTGCATCCATTAATTCGGCTAACATTGTGCCGCCTGGATCAACAGTTTTTAAAATATCTTTGATCGACTCGAACCATTTTAGATAATCTGTTTCTTGGCCGTTTCGCCACGCTTCAAATGTATCTTGTTGATTTTTGCGCCATTCCTCAAACTCTTCTTTTCTAGCGTTCATCCATGCTGTGAAGTCGCCTTTGTTTTCGTTGATAAAAGCGGTCATATCAGCTATCAGATCCTCGATTGACTGCCAATAAGAACCCATTTCACCTTCTGTTTTAGAAACAGCGTTCACAACAAAGTAAGAAAAGTTCTGCGTTGAGCCAATTAGATTGTCACCTTTATGAATACTGAAGTATGCTTCCTGTCTGTGCAATGACTGCATAGAATATTCATCAAAGGTATACTGGATAGTCCCTTTTTTGGCATTCACAATTTTTGCTGCTCGTTGAATCGGATATTTATTATCAATAACTGATTCAAAAAATACTTCACAACCTGTTAAATCAAGTGGCAAAGCATTTTCAACTAATACAGCTTCTAAAACCTCGGTATTTCGGTTCCCTTGCCGTACATTTTGAATACCAATGTAATTGTATGGCTCCGTGGTGCTTAGTGTCGCTTGCCATTTAACCATTTATTTGCTCCTTTCTAAAAATTAATAACATCACGCGGATTTATTCGCTGCCACTGTCCACCTTTCCATACTTCAAAGTGAAGGTGAACGCCAGAAGCTAATCCAGTTGCTCCCATGATTCCCACACGTGAATTAGTTGTTACTTTGTCGCCTACTGACAAATCGACAGAATCCAAGTGACCATAATAGGTCCAGTAGCCATCATCGTGCTTAATTACTACATAATTTCCCCCTGTTCCGTCATAAGTAACAGTTTCAACTGTGCCGCTACGTGCTACATAAATAGGTGGCATACTTCCAGCAGGCATCGATGCAATATCAATACCACCATGAATCACATTTGTTCCCCAGCCAATCTCATCCCATTCTTGAGTGATAGTGTAGCTAGAACGCACAGGATTAACCCACTTGGTAGTTCCTGGTTTTAAATTGTGTAGCAACTCATACCAATATTGAGCTAATGGAATACGTTCAGGATGTGTGACCGCTGGGCGTTCAAAGTTCGCTTCAAATGCCATCGTTGCCGTGCCAATATCTGTTAGTGCTTTGAACTCTGCAACGGAATATGGATAAGCCGCGGAAGGAATATATTGGCCATTATGCATATGCCAATCAAGCAACTTCAACTGTGTGGTAATATTTCGATAGTCTCCACTTATTCCAGCTTGACCTAGCAAACGTTGCACATAAGCACGCCCGCTTTCACCTGCGATTGGTGATGTCCATTGAACCAAGCCATAACCAGGACCGCCACCACCTTCGTCAATGTCGGGCATAATTCCAGATTCTTGGTCCATGTTCCCTAAAATCCCAGCGGCTGCTTGTTCACTGTACCCTTTAGATTTCAAGAACTGCCAAACCGCCCAAGCATTTTTCTCTTTTTCGGTTGTTAGTTCTGGTGGAACGTCACCATCGTTACCACCTGATCCATCGCCAGGGATGACTTCCTTACCGCCGACAATCAATCTATCAACTGTAATAGTTGCTTTACTTCCTTCTGGACCAAAGAAGTTAAAGTTATTACCAACAAATAACTGAGTAAGACCCGTGATTATATGGCCTGCTCCTTTTTGATTGGATAATCCAATAATTTTCTGAGGATTATCGGCAACTAATAGCAGTGAGTTTCCATCTGAAATTACAGGATTTCCGTTTTTATCTACTAGACCTGGAAACGGATTTCCTTTTGTACCAATTGTCCCAATATGACTAGAACCATTCCAAAATTCCATACCTTTTTTGGTCAATTCCATGATTTTTGTCTTTTCATTCCAAATTTGCAAAGCACCAGATACTAGTTTAAGTACATCTCCAGTTGCTTTATTAAAACTTGTTTGTAAAACATTAACGTCAATAATCCCTACTTTAATAAAGTTAGCAACTATTTCACCTTTAGATGTCATAGCAATTCCAAAAGGCCCATTAACGCCATTGTCGGAATAACCTAAACCGTTTAAATTCCAACGCCACACACGTTTTGCAGTTGCAACTTTATTTGTATCCATGATAAGAATTTCAGACGGCGCTTTTTCTGGACGAAAAACGACATGTCCACCACTGTTTCCAGTAATCCATGCCGTTGCATTCAAAACATTTTGTACTAATGTTTCCGTTCTATTGTCAATTTTTCGTTTCAATTCTTGGGTTTGATTATTTGCGGTTGAAGTGTAGAGCGATAAATCATTTCCCAAAACAATATCTTTGAATTTGCCTAAAGTTGGGAACCAAGTATATTCAACCATACGTTCTGTTACTTCAATATCAACTTCTTTTGCTCTGACATGCGCTACATCGCCGAAATGCAAAGAAGAAAGCTCTTCATAAATATCTTCATACTCCAAGGTGTGTTCTAATGCTACCATGCTAACAGTATGCGTAACTTTCGGTTCATGAATACGATCCTTATCAAACAATGACTGGCCCCATTTTTTTAGCTCATCAGTCGTCTTACATTCCGAGTTTTCACGTTTTCCAATTCGTCGGTTACTATCGTTTACACCAGCAATTTCTAAAAAGCCATACGTGATCGGCTCTTTATCTTGGTCATAATCATTGTCTGGCACGCCACCGATAAGAAAGAGACTATTTATAATTGATTCGTCGTCAAAGTCCTCATCTATAGCTTCCAAATTAACCCCAAAATCAATTCTAAAGCCATTGTCCGATCCAATTTGTTTAACCAGTTTCAAATTAAAGTTATCCATCTCTAATTCTCCACCAGTAACACCTGTTAAATTTTGGTTACCATTGTTAGAACCAATGATTGCATCGATTGGGCCAACTTGTTTTGCTGTAAACTGATGTGTAGTACCGACATTCGACAAATAATTAAACCGTTGCTTAAACGTTAATGCAGCCTTTAAATTATTCATGATTTGCGTGCCATTTCCGTTAGCAGTGAATGAATTAATAATGAAATTCTTATTTGCCATAAAACCAATGTGTCTTGCTGTCACTGAAACTGACTGCAGATTTTTTTTAATATTGTAAATCTCAAAATATTGATATGACCCATCTTCAACTTGTGCCTTTAAAAAGTTTCCCTTTTTTAAGTACGAGCGATATTGGCCATCTTTTGCATAGTTACCATAGAATCGATACGCCCCATTTAACACACGGTTAATTTCTGGTAAATCTTGCCAATCTGGCAAAGCCATTCCGTTATCATTTATATTTTCAGGAATAGCCGTATATGCATAAATAAAATTTTGTGTCATAAATACGCGCTCCTATTCCAAAACTTAGCTTCTGTGAAATTTCCTGATATATTTAATGTATTTTGACCAGGATTCGTTTTTATCCAACTACCACGAGTAAACAATGGTAGCCCTTCTTGTATTACTTTTCCTTTTTCGTTATCAATAGTGACGATTCCTGTTTGTGTACGTAAAATCGTTAGTGAATTACTGCCAATACTTAGCGTAATATCGCCGCCTTTTGAATCAATCTCGATATAAGGAAATGCTGTTTCATCGCCATGATCAGTGATTTCAACTGCTTTCGTTTTAATTAGTACAGGCTGTTCATTTACTTTTCTCTTGAACGGTTGACATCTAAATTCAATGTTAAAGGTATAAAAAACACCCCATTCATTTTTGAATGAGATTGGCTTGCTTATTGTACAAATAGCATCTAAATATTTGTCCTCGTCATTATGAGTGATAAGCTTGCTTTTACCAGTTAACCAACGCTTGACTTCTTTTAAGTTATCATAAGGAATAGTTACGTCCTCAATCTCATAATCAAATGGTTCATAGTCGTTATACGTTTCATTAAATTCACCACTTCTGCCAACGATGGAATAAGTATCATATCGTTTGTTTGGTAAAATGTCTGGCAGTTCATTTTCAATAATACATCCCATATCAAGAACAGCATTCAAACCTTTCCAAATGAAATTAGGTTCATCACGATTCATAAAAATCATGTTGGCACACCCCCTAAGTCATAGAAAGCTTGCGCACTTGCTTTATATAGTTTGCGATTCATCCGATCTAACTCGCTTGGATTATTTGCATCCACTTGGCCAAAATAAACATGTTGTTCGATTGTTTTGCCTTGATCCAAAGCACCGCCAATTCCACGATTTTTTTCGTCTTGCGAAAGTGGTGTGACTGTAGTCTTGCCATTTTTTGCTGTTAATAATTCAGGACCAGCTTCGCCAACTATTGCTTGGCCATTGATCATATGACCGCCTTCAGCAAGATATGGAATTTTTGCAATACTAAAGCCTTTGCCACCAACTCCAGGTATCCATTTTGGTATTTTGATATTGTTTAAACCACCTAAAAAACCATTAATTAGAGTTATCATGGCATTTATTGGTGCTTTGGCTACTGCAGCAATTCCTTCAAAAATACCGCCGAAAATATCAACAACACCTTGCCACGCTCTTGACCAATCACCTGTAAACACTCCTGTAACGAAATCTATGATACCGCCAAAAATTCTTGTAATCGCGTTGACGTAATCACTAATGATTTTTACAGCACCATCCATAGCGCCGCCAATAAAGCCTGTGATGAAATCAAAAGTAGATTTTGTCGTATCTGCTAAAACTTTGAATACACCAACCACTATGTCTTTGATCACATTGAATGACGTATTGATAAAATCTCTAAACCAACCTACTTTGTTGTACGCAATTACAATCGCAGCTACCCAAGCGGCTATAGCGGCTATAACCAAACCAATGGGCGATGCTATAAAAGCAATAATCGGTATTAGGCTACCAATTGAACTAGCTAATGTGCCTAATACGACTAATACTGGACCTACTGCTGCAACAATTGCCAAAATAGTTCCAATCGTTTTTTGAGTATCCGAATCTAGACTTTTGAACCAATTTGCCAGATTCTTAACCATTTCTGCAAATTGCAATATATACGGTGCCACAACTTTTCCGACTTCACCGAATGCTTGTGTTACTGTATTCATAGCGGATTGATAAGATACTGTCTTTTCCATTTCGCCCTTCAATTTCTCGGCTGAACCCGTGGCATTATCATACGCTCCTTTAACGCCCGTCATCTCTTGTGATAAACCAGTCATCGCTTCTAACACTTGGACCGCATTATCTTCGCCCAATGAACCAAATATCGTTGATACTAACGTTGCTTTTTCTGTTTCATCACCAACTTCACTAATTTTGGTTACAAGTGCATCGAAAATCTCATTATTTGAAGCGCCCGATGCAGACATCTGTTCATACATCGATTGCCATTCACCACCTAAGTCTTGAACAGCTGCTTGAATACTACCGTCAGAAATTCTAATTCCCATTTCTTTTACTAGGTCATTTACTTTGTCTAAGTTATATGCACCACCAGCTAATCCTGATTCTAGTATTTCAAACATTTCTTTTGCGCTATAGCCATTTTGTTGAAATTGAACAGCGTATTCTGCTAAGTTATCTCCCAGCTCATGTGTTTTATCTAAACCACGTTGAGATGCTGTTGTAATATAATCCATTGCTTCTTGCGCAGTCATTCCATAAGTGGTCATTAATGCATTCACACCGCGCATAGTTTCTTCCATGTCAGACCCAAATGTTTCTTCCAAAGATTTTGCTTGAAGCACAATCGCCGAAACAGCATCTGATCCTTCAAGCTTGAGAACAGGTAATTGATTAATCAATCCCATTACAGCTTCATTTGCTTCATCAACAGAAGAAACCATGCCACTGCCAAATACATCTTCTACTGCTTTATTTAAATTTCGAGCTTCTTTTTCGGTTAAATTAAAAGCAGCCTGTATTTTTGTTTGAGAAGAGCTAATTTCATTTGCATATTTCACACCTAATCCACCAGCTGCTAATATGGGCGCCGTTAATCCGACACTCATTTTTTCACCGACGCCTTTTACTTTTTCGCCAGCTTCGCCAATTTTTTTGATATTTTCTGCGGCAAATTTTGAAGCCTTTTCTTGTTCTTTAAGCTCCTTATTGGTTTTATCCAACGCATTTCTTAAATTATTTTCAGCAGTTTCAGCTTGTAGCAAACGATCATATAATTTTTTACTTTCTTTTGAATTTTCCCCAGTCGCTTTTACTGATTCTTCATATTCCTGTCTTAACAGTTTTGTTCTTTTTTCTGCGGCTTCAGTTTGTATTTGTAATTTCTTTTGTTGTGCGGCTAATTTTTGAGTGGCTTCCGCATCATTTCCTAAAGCGGAAACATGTGCTTTGTATTCCTTAGCTGCAGTATTCATCACTTGATTAATTTCTTTCACTGTTTGCGCATATTGAACTTCACCATCTGTTTTGAATCGTAAAATAACATCCGATTCATGCTTTGCCAAATTCTCACCTACTCTCTAATTAAAAAATGGCGTTTGATCCATCGTATAAATCTGGTCATTTTGTTCGAATTCAAACGCATCTGGATTATTTCTACGCAAATAAAAAATGAACTGCTTTAACCAAAAATTTGGTGTGCAGTTCATGAAAAAATTTACGTCCCAACCAAATAGGTTCATTGCCACGTTTAAATAGAAATCCCAAGGTATTTCTACCTCTTCCGATTGTTTCGATTTCGGTTGTGACTGTTTCGATTTTTCGGTTGCTTTTTTACTGTTTCTAAATCTTTTTGTTGAAAGTTTCCATTCATGAAAACATCCATAACCGTTTCATAAGCACTGACAATTTCATTAATTGCAATGGCACCTTCTAGCTCTTTAATAGTGCATTCAGTACCACCAGCACGCACCATGCCATACATTAATGATCGGATGAGTTTTAACTCGTTTCCTCGCAACGTTACTTGTTTTTGTTTCATCATATTATTTAAATCTCTTTCAAAAACAGGATACGGTTTCCCATATGCTTCTTGAATATAATCTAATGCACTCATCGAAAACATAATAGGAATTTTTTCACCTTGAATTTCTATGTGTTCGACATTGACATTCACATTTACTAAATCACGTAACTTGGCCATTATTCAGTCCCTCCCTCTGGAGGAGTAGGAAGAACTTGTGATTCATCATAAATAACTTCAGCCATGAATTTTTCAACCGTCATGTCAGTTACACTAGAACGAACGGAATTGTAATCTGATTTGATTACGTCATTAACCAATAAGCTAGTTGCTGTCATTGTACAAGAAATATCTTTAATATCCATTTCTTCTGTAGTTGTTTCATATTCATGTTCTTCCGCAATGGCCAACTGTACTTTTGGATACCAAAAAGCACTTTTTTCTCCATTAGATAATGGACCAATGGCGCCAATCGCAAAATATGGCATTTCTTTTGGTGTTGATTTTGAAAAAGATACGCCATTTTTGCTGACAGCACCTTTCATTTGATCCCAAATAGCAACTGGAATAGCCACATGATCTAAAGATAATTCGTGTTGCGTTTCTCTGCTTACACGTGCAAATAGCTTGTTAGAAGCCCATTTATCTTTAGTGCTGCCATTGCCTTTAATTCCTAATTTTACAATGTTTGGTAAACGCCAAATTTCTTTATCAAATACTGGCGCAGCGCCAACTGTTTCTGGTTGGGTCCACATTACGATGAATAAATCATCAATACCAATAGGATACAATAATTGTTTGTCTTTATTTTCGATAGTTGCCACACTATTCACCCTTTCATTTTGTTAATTATTTTTTTGGTCATGATCGTTTCTATTTGGTTCTTGTACTGTTCAAAAGTACCACTTGCAAAATGCTGCGCACGCTGGTTAGTTGTTCCGTTTTCTGCAAATCGCCAATAGAATGCGGTATCTTCAAAAGCAACCTCTATTCCTTCTTTTGTATATTCCACCTTAATTTGGTCACGCATGTGCTTTTTTTTCAAAAGTGATTTAGGCACTCGAGGAATTAGTTTACTCACATAAAAATTAGCCGCTTCTTCTAAAGAATCAGTTGCGACCTTATCAGTTACTTTTGTGAGTGTTCCTAAGTGATCGGCCATATCTAAAAAGCCATTATCCTTCATTTTCAAACACCCGCACTTCTGTATAAAAGTTTGTGATAGTATCGTCGTTTTCGTCTCCTTGTATAGAAGAAAAACCGTTAAAATAGATACCGTAATTTTTAAAGCTTGTTTTTAAAGGCTTCAAATCTTGTTCAACCCCACTAGTAAAAAGTGATACTTGATATAAACCAATCGTCGCAATGAACTTGTTTGAAGCCCATTTTTGCGTTTCTCCAATATATGAATAAACGATATACGGATAGGGCGTTTCTTTGGTCGCCTTATCTCTAAAAACTTTGTATCCAGAATCTAAGAGTGACTTTCTAAACGTTTCGAAATCAGTCAACATAAGCCAAACTCAACTCCATTTCTCGTTTATCCATATCTGTATAAATACGAGTAATTTTATAGGTCACAGAATCGATTCTAACAGCACTAAACTTTTCAGTGATGGATTTATCCAATCTCACTTTAATTCGTCTAACAACGTCCGTTTTCGCTTGCTGTGAAAGATATTTTTCTTGTGCGGTCACACCAATATCTTCGTAGAACAGATTTCTTTTCGATTTATAAACTGTAACTGGCCTATCGTTTAAATCCAGCGCTACTTCAATATTCAACAATTCAGCTTTCCAACGCAGATTATTGGTTTGTCTCTTCGGCATGTTGAATCACTCCTTGAATAATAAATGGTGTGATTGCATTTATTGCCTTATCTAATTCATCTTCTGAAATACGATACTCATAGGCAATTCCTGCAACCATTAAAATCAAGTATTCTTCTTGCCCACCAGTTGCAGTTTTTACATAATTTTTTGCCATATCTAAATAAAAAGAGAGCATAGAAGCATCCATGCCCTCTTCAAAATGAATATGTGCTTTAAATTTTTCTTCTAAAGATAATGTTTCAGCTTCGTTATTCACATTAACCACCTACTGGTTTTGTAATTTCATAACGATAAACAGCTGGCTCGAATGGTGAGTAAACTAATTGGCCATCTAACAAGTTGTAAATTTGGAAACCAACTTGATTTTTTCCAGAGAATTTTTCAACCAATTTTTGAATTTCTAATGCTCCAATAACTTCTTGAATTTTGAAAGCAGAAAAATCACCAAAATATAATACTGGTGTATCTGGTTCACCTTTTTTATCTGCTGCATCGGTCCAATCAACTGGATAACCAACTAATTGATAACCAATACCACCTTCTGCTTGCGTGAATGGTCGTAACAATGGGAATCCATCATCTGTTTTCATTTTTTCAATAGCAGTTAAAGCTGCACGATTAATAATAAAACGTCCTTTTTTCATTACTTCTGTTACTGGTGTATTTTTAAATTCAATCAATGCATCATATAATTTTTGACCAGCACCTGCAGCTGTTAAATCTACAGGTTTTTCAAATGCAACAGCTTTTTTAGCTAAAGCTCCTGGGTTTTCATTTCCTGCATCGTCGCCATTAAACATATAATTAATTTCTTTGCGAACATATGCTTTTTTCAATTCTTCTACAACAATATCTTCTACTGGCACACCAGACATTTTTAATAGTTTTTTCGTTACAGTTGCTAATGCATCAAATTCTGCTGGATCAAGTAAAATTTCATCGAATTGAATCGCTGTTTCAGCAATATCTGTCGTACGTTCTTTTTTGTTTACATTAGCCTCTGCTTTTTTCACAAGAATTGGATACTTCACATCGCCAGCCGTGCGAATCACTGTTCCGTATTTACGCAATAGGTTTTCTTCTTGAGCATAAGAAATCACTTCGGATGCAATTACTTCTGGTACTGTCACTGAACCATTGCCTGTTTCAATACCTAATGAACGTGCTTCACTTTCTGAAATATTACCAATAACAAAATCAGCAAATGCTTTACGAATTTGTTTTTCACGTTGTTCATTAGACATCGCATTTCTAGCCTCCATTCCTTCATGAATTGTGCGTAACAAGCCATCACGCTGTTCTTGACTAATCATGCCGCCACGATTTTCTTCGTTTTTATCATTGTTATTTTCGTTCGTATCTTTTTCACGAGCTTCTTTATTTTCATCATCAGTATTATCAGATTTAGCGGTTCCGTCATCACCTTCACCATCACCAGATTCTGAATTGTCATCCCCTAATTCAGCTTTAATGGCTTTTAATTCATCGATTAAACCATCAATTTCTTCATTAACTGAATCTAAATCTGCTTCACGCACTTCTCCAGATTCAATTTTGCCTTGTAAATCACTTAATCGTTTCTCGTGACGAGCTTGTAATTGACGCAATAATTCTTTGTTCATAATAAATTCCTCCTACGCTTCAAGCGCTGTTTTAATTTTTTTAATTAATTTTTTTCTAGTTTTAATATCTTGCTTCATTTCTTGTTTGTTTCTTGCTAGTGCTGCTTCTGTATCTTCGTAAGCAGGCAAAGAAACAATAGAAACTTCATACAATTCGACTTCATGGATAGTTCTTAAAACTGGGTCTGAACTATAATCCCAAGTTTCTTCCGTTGGATAAAAACCAAAGCTACACTGATTAATGTCCCCACGTGACATTGATTGAATCAAGTCATTGGCAACAGTTGTATTGGGCAACTCAACTTCAAATCGTAGTCCCTTATCATCTTCTTCAAGTTTCAAAGTTCCACTTCTTGTGCGCCCTAATACTTTGCCCCAGTCATGATCGAATAAACAACGAACATCAGAGTTTGACAAAGCACGACTGAAAGCTCCAGGCTTAATCACTTCATTTAGGCCTTCCCATAATTCTGTTGGACTATTAAACACCGCCGCATAGCCAGTAACAATCTGTGTTTGACTATCTTCTTCGCTTCTTGTTTTAAGGTTTGTGATGTCAAATGTCCGAATTTCCTGTTTCTTCATTCTTACCACCTCCCTTCAAGTCATCCTCTGTTGTCAATGAGTTATCGGTAGCATTCTTTTTGCCGATTTCCGTTAAATCATTTGAAATATAGACGGCTTGTGTTGCTTCAGTATTTTGTCTAGGAAAACCAAGCATTTCTGCCACATTATCAGGACTGGTAATACCAGTTCGAACGATGTTGTACCCAATATTTGTTTTGGTGGAATAAGGTACAAAGTCCAAAATATTAATTTTCCATTCCACTCGATAACCAGAATTAGGCACAAAAAAAAGAGCCGAGTAATGCTCGCTCTTATTTTTTAATATTGGTTTAATTGCTTTGTTGTGCAGATACATCATTGCTTTTTCAATATCTGTTCTCATTAATGCTTGATAAGTATTTACATCTATTCCTAAAAATTTTCCTAGGTCTTTTTTGTAAACACCCAAATAATTAAGAATAGCTGCATCATCAATTGGGCTTTTTAAAGTATCAATTGAGTATCCTTTGCCCAAAGGAATCATTTTAACTGAATGACTATCATTATCTTGCGTTTCTTCCAACTGATTTAAAATAGCTTTTACTATCTTTTGTTGAGCGCTGTTATTTGGATTGATATGCGCATCCAGCTTTAACAAGAAAGCGAGCAAGCCGCCTTTCTTATATTTTTCTGTCAAAACCTTTTCAGCACTTAAAACGCCTTCTAACGTGCTTTTTGCAAGATCAATAATTCCAGCACCTTTTAAGGAATCCACACCAATATTTTTTATATGACGAATCATACTCCCTGGTATTGGTTGGCCATTCATTGAAAATTTTTCAATCAAACGATCATCTAATTTCGTTTGAACACCATATCCTAAATGTAACTGGTCATTATCTGTAATAGGAAAAGCTTCTCCATTGATTAACAATGTATTTGTTTCAAGCTTTGCAAATTCAAAACCAGTTAAATAATCATTAGGATTTTTCAATATGTTTAGCAAGAAATGGTTTTTGACTTCTTCGCCATCAGGGCCAATCACTACTGGCTCTGCTAGTGCAACTTGATTAGAAATATCTTGTACCAATTCATAAACATCAGACGATTCCATAATAGAAGAATCGTTAACAAAACGTTGTGAATATCTTGTTACATTGCCATAAATATCTTCAATCCAGCCACGCTTTTCCAAAAATCCATATACAGCATTTGAAAGTCTATCTCTTAGCTTCAAAATCTCACCGCCTTTCTATTATCGATAGATAGAATCTAAATATTCATCCATATCATCTTCGTTGACATCAATCATTTGATCCATTGTTTCCTTATGCGCACAAAGGAAAGCAACAAATCCATCGATCTTTCTCTTTGACTGGTTTTTACTTGGTACTTTACGGCCTTGAAAATCCATTTTGACAACCACATTTAAAGCGCAATACAAAAATAAAGGATTATCAAACATAATCCTTTGCTCATAAAATAATCGCTCGGCATCTTCAAGCGGCGAGTTCAATACTCTTGCGTACTGGTCAACTTGTATACATTCCAAGCCTAAGTTTTCCAATTTTTCAACTAGTCGGTCACTCATCGCTGGATCATAATTGACTTGTTGAACATCATAAAAATCCATGCAATCTTCAATAAAATGAAATATTTGTTCCTGATCAATTAACTTACCGTCACAGAATTCAACAAATCCTTGTTCTGCTAATTCAGAATACGGCACATTATCTTCCTTTTCTCGAAAATCAATATTTTCACTAGGAATAAAATATAATTGTTTTACTTTGAGTATCGCTTTTCCTTCGGCATCCCATGTAGGAAAATTTAATGATACACAAGTTAAATCTCGGCTTTTAGATAAGTCCAAACCAATCCAACATGGCTCACCGCTTAAATTTCCTAATTCATTTGTAGAAACCAAACAAGGTTCCACTTGATCTTGTTCAAAGAAATTATCCGCACCATTAACAAACACATCTAAATGCTTCGTTAAAAATTCAGCTTTCGAGTGAGCGGAACGTTGCGCAGTTTTAAATGCTGATTCTAAAGCAGACAAATCAACAGATATTCCCCAGTTAGGATTGCACATTTCCCAAACTTTTTTATCTGTCCAATCATAATTTTTATTTGGCTCATAAATTAAAACAAAGTTTGAATCATTGTCATCACGCTTTAAGACCTCTTTTGCTTCTTTATAGACGCGAATACCAACTGAACTACTTCCCTTACCAGCTGTTGAAATATTAAACATTAACGGTTGCGGTAATGAAATTTGTGCTGACTTAAAGTTGTCGTACTGTTCCATTTTTTCTTGTTTATGCAACTCATCGTTTAAAACAAAATATGGATTGGAACCCTCTATGTTGTCAATATTTTTGGTTTGAACAATGAACTTGTTTGTATAAGCCATTTCTTCATGTAAATAGTCATACGTAATACTTGAAACGGTTCCTTTTGGACCTTTAAATATTTTAGTTCCATCTAATAACACAGGATTATTTAGAATAGTAGCAGCAAACGGCTTAGCAGCATATTGCGCTTGGGCAAAATCGGAAGCACATGCATAGCAATCGACAGATAATGCACCTTCGCCATACATCGCATATCCCAACGCACCTACGGCTATTAATGTTTTCCCGTTTTTCTTTGGTATTTGTACATATGCTTCCCGAGTGACACGAACGACTTGGCCCTTTTCGTTTTCCTTTACCCAACCATAAATCCAAGAATAAATGAATTTTTCCCACGACTCTAAAAGAAATGGTTTGCCGACCATGTCGCCTTTCGTGTGAACAATAAAGGATTCTACCCAGTCCATCATTTCATTTGCACGATCAACATCAAACCAAATATCTTTTCGTTTTTTCCATCGATACCAACGATCTATTGCTAAACGAACTGTTTTTGGATATTTCTTAGGATGCTTTCTAACTTCTTTCGCAAATAAATCGGCATAATTTACACCAGGTTCAATCATGTTTCATTACCTGCCTTTTTACGCCATTTATTTCGATGTTTAGCCAATTCATCAACAGGTTTTTCTTCTGGTCGTTTTATTTCTTCACCTGCTCTGGCTGTTGAACCACCAGTAATTTTTCTACCTGCTTTAGATTTATTTGTTAATCCTAATAAATCTAAAGCTTTCATCTTTTTATCGGCCCAAACTTCGACTTGTTGCGCCAATGGATGTTTACTGTTGTTGGTTGCACCAGCTTTATTTGTTGTTTTTTGTGTTTCAGGAAAACCTTTTTCTTTCCACAACATGTATTTGTATTGATAAACTTCAAAAATATCCAAGTATGACTCAATCAATGGATCAAGAGTAATAGTGTATAAATCAGACTTGCGCATAATTTCTAAAATCCGTGCTTTTTCATGATTAACTTTTTCATCAATAATCGCTTTACGTTGCGCTTTAGTGGTCATTTTTTATACACCCCCTTTTTATTTTTGAAATTTTGACCTAACGATACGCGTGACTCCCTCTACCCTATCTCCCAGAGAAAAATTTGAATTCAATTTGATAGGGGGGCTTCATTTAAAAATAAGACGGAAAAACTTTTTTCTCATCTGATTCATTTTCTTCAATCACATGGCATTTTGGACACAACAAACGAATATTGTTTGGATCAAGCTTGAGCATTTCGTTCTTCTTGATTGGTATCACATGATGCCGATGCGCTTGCCTTCCGAATACAAAGCGGCCACATCTTTGACAGCAACCGCCTTCTCTTTCATAAACAAAATCAGCAACATCTTGCCATGCTTTTGTTCGATAAAACGATTTGTTCTTATGGTGATAAACATTGCCTTGCTTCTTCTTTTTTCTCGAACTTCTAGCATGTTCAGAACAATAGGCACCTCTTTCTGTTGTGTTAGAACAGCCTTCAAACTGGCAATAGCGCATTATTCAGATTCTTTAATAATATTGAGAATCTCAGCTTTTACACGAACAGCACTTGGAATTTCAATATCATTTCGTTTCGCATATTCACGTAATTCTTTTACAGACATCTTATCGAAAGACAATTCATCATTATTAGTACCTGCATCACCAGCCATATCCATTTCTGTATGACCATCGCTATCGATTGGTTCGTCATTTGACTGTTCATACTTAATTCCATCAGTATCAACCGTTACATTCCCTACAGTAATTGGTAATCCACCAACATGTAAATCAGCTTCTTTACTTAGCATTGATTCAGGATTTTCAGTAACTTCAAAATCAGTTTCTTGACCTTTAGGTACAAACACATTTCTTTTTTCTTCAGTATCCCAGTACTCTTTACCAGATGCTGAACTTCTAATTAATACACGCATTGTCTTACTTATCCCCTTTCAAAATGAAAACTCTACTACACTTAATACAAAAAGGACTGCATATAAATGCAACCCTCGTGAAAGGTAGTAGCGCCAATTTGTTTGTCCGAACATTTATTGACGATCTATTTTATTTAAGCAGCTTATGCCACTTACTGGAACAATAGGATTCGAACCTATACCAACGGTTTTGGAGACCGCTGCTCTACCGATTAAGCTATGCTCCATTAACTCTCGCAAACCTGTAGAAAAAAGAGAGAGGAAATTCACCTCACTTCTTTAGTTTTATAATTGGTGGTTTGCGAGAGAATCTAAATGAGATCACAAGTGACTAAACGAAGAAAGTAGATTTTTTTTACTTCCTTGTAATCTCAAATCAAAAAAATAAGTAGGCAATCGTTCCGTTAATGTATTTGTGTAAGTGTGTCGCATTTCTTATTTTTTTGACACTATCATAATAACTCGTTTAGAAGGTATATGAAGTGTAGATAAAGTGTATAAAAGAGGTATAAAAAGTGTAATAAATGGCTACTTAAAAGCAACCAGTTCCAGTGCCGAAGCAAATTGAACAATAATCATATTAGATTCTTGTTTCACTGATTCTTCGCTGATGCAATTCCGTTGCGCTGCTAGATAGATCGGATTGCCGTTGATATAACGGTCATAGAAGATTCTTTTTCTTCGCTCGGTAACATCTGGTTTGTGCGGATGCTGAATCGCAGAATAACCTCTAACAAAAAGCTTATGAAGGTAATCAAACTCTTCTTGGGCTTCTTCTTTCTGGATTAACATTTGCTCGGCTTCGAAAACGTTATTGGCCGTTGATGGTGGAACCAAAGAGAATGAAGCTGTTACTTTTGGTTCCCTCGGCTGGCCAACACGACATCTAGCAGCAAGATAGGCAGATAGGAACACACTGACATTATGTTTTGTTTGTTCCATATCTACGTCCTTTGCATCTGGTGTTTCATATTTCTTTACGTCAAAAAGTACCATCCTTTGATTCCCCCGTTTATGGTATAATATTCGTGTCGAGAATATTACCAACAGCCGGAGGAATCCGGCTTTTTATTTTTCTACTAAATAAACTTTTTACAATACGTACTATGAGATAGTATTTTCAAATACATTTACTCATGATATAATCATATTAACTTTCTTGGGGATTTTATTTCTGAAATAAATTTCTCCTTTTCTATGATAACTGGCGGAAAACAGTTATCGATAGTTCCTGTCTCCACCAGAGACACAATGTCAACCTTATTTGTTGGCACTATTAGCACTTTACTTGGGAAAAGTGCTAACTACCACATTAGTCAGCCATTGGTCGGCTGGCTTTTTGTTTGCAAAAAATCAGCTAGTTATTGTAAAAAAGTTGCAATAAGTTAAAACTCCAATGTAATTGGCCTCCCGTATTTTTAAATTCTCCATTCGCCATCTTTTGTATTGGTTTTATTCATATGATTTCTTTCATCACGAGCAATTGTATAATCGAAAAATAAATCGGCTTGCTCTGCTCCATGCAGGTACTCAACATACACGCCGTCTACTTGACGGCCTAAGATATAAACTTCTGGATAACTTAGCATTGCTTATCCTCCACTTCAATTAAATCTCTTTTCATAAACCAAAACTCACATAGTACAATTGCTCTTTCTAGACTTCGTAGCCGTTATCAATCGCATTCAATAGTTTTACTTTATTTTCTGGATGTAAAAGCCAACCCTCAACATCGTCAGTTATCAATGTATATTCGTTATAATATAAGCATTCTAACTGTTGACCAACGAATACCATAAATGCAGCACCAGAGCTTAGTTTTTTATCACTAATTCTACCCTTTAAACCATCAAGCCAATCTGCCACGAATTTCTCTTCATGTGAAAATATGACTTTTTTCGGTTCGTCTAGTTGTTTTAAATCGTTTAGAATTTCCTTTCGAGCAACGCCATAACCTGCAATATACATTCCTTTTAAAGATGGATTAACTGGAAAGGAGCTTATTTCATATGAGGGCACACCTTCCTTGCTTTCCCACTTCTCAATCAATTCATTCTTAGCCATTTGCTTCCTCCATTCTGATAAATTTTGCACATTCAGAAATTGTAATAACTCTGTTTTCATATAAGTGCCAGCAAAAATCTCTAAAAGTTCTATTTTCAAAATTAAAGACTTCATACAAACGCTTAACACTTGAATATCTCATTTCGCTTCCTCCTGTTCAATAGACCACTGGCTAAACGCTTGTAAGACATGCTTCAATTCATCATCATTTAAGTCACCATATGCATAAGCTACTTGCTTATACTTCATTTTTCCACCAGTAGTTGATAGAAACCCCATAATTTCGATAACTTCACGTAATCCGTTTAATTTGCATGATTCTTTCAACCAATCAAGCACAATCTGCTGATTTTCGTTTAGATATGGTCTTTTAAACCCTTTTACGATGTATAAAACATCTTCTGCAGACATATTTCCTTCTTCAATGCGATCCATTTCTAATTGACGTTCAATTTCTTTTATTAGTTCATGCATTTAATTTCCCTCCAATAGTTCTGGATTTTCATGGATATTCCCAACAATCTCAATATCGTCGGTAGCTTCAAATAAATCCTCAGATATATTTTCCCACTCGTATTTAAATGCACCATTTTCAAAAATTACTTGTCCGTGCACTTCTTGATGGTCATCCCATCCAATATCACCCTCAAAAAATTCAACGCCGTTCTTGTCTTTCAACCCTGTTGATTGCATGAGAACATATTTATCAATCATTCCCCACATGCCATTTTCTAGATTGATAAGAGGCGCTATAAATCCTGTATCATCATCAATAGTCCATTCTACATTTTTATCTTCATCTGGATAATACATTATGTTTTCTTTTACTGAATATGCTCTAAACTTTGGAATCATCTTCTTCACTCGCTTTCAACTCTTGTTTGCTTAAATATTCTTGGAATCTCACTTTATCTTGCACATTCCAAACGTGGTTACCATAGTTTTTATACTCAGTTCTAGGCATTTTTTTATAAGGGATTTTTTCACGTTGGCAATGTGCGATTAGAGACGACATCTTAATGTTTAATTTTGTGCATATTTGGCTGAGGTAGTAATCTTCGTCAATCAAACGTCGGATTTCTGTATCTAGCTCTTTAATCTTCTTGTGCTTTGTCAGCCCTAATTTTTTAGCCCTAAACTCAACAGCTCCAACTGTACGATTTAACCTATCAGCTATATACTTATTTTTCATAGATAAATAGTGCTTTTTTAAGAACTCATCCTCTTTTTCAGACCATAGACGGTGCATGTAGCATCTAAAATTATCTTCTTTTCGCATTTTGCACAATTTTTTTCTAATCGCATTGGTGCTTCTATTTAAGTGCTTAGAAGCTTCAATTAGCTGAGTATCGTTTTCAAAAACAAAATATTCTAAATACACTAGTTCGTCTTCTGTCCATTTTCTATACATGAAATCACCACACTAGGAAAGTTGCATCAATGCACCAAGAATCTTTTCATCATCCTTACTCTGTAATTCATCAATGATATGCATATATGTTTCTTGAGTAGTAGTCACGCTTGAATGTCCTAGACGTTTAGCTATGCTATAAGTTGACACCCCGTCAGCGAGTAAAATACTTGCATGTGTATGTCTAAGTCCGTGCATTGTGATGACAGTGATTCCTGATTCTTTGCATTTTCTGATCAGGTGGGAATTGTATGTTGAATTGAAAATTCGTTTATATTTGCCTGTCTTTTCATCTCGATTTACAAAAATCAATTCATCTTGAGGTAAATTTTCAATGAGCGGTTTAAACTGACCAACTATTTGCCAATCGATGCTTATCGTTCTAACAGAACTTTTGTTTTTCGTATCCTGAAAAAACATTGTAGAATTTTTGTAGTTCAATGTTTTATTAATGCTGACGGTATTTCTGGTCCAATCAAAATCAGCTGGTGTTAACGCAATGGCTTCCGCAAAGCGCATTCCTGTTTTTGCAACCAGTAAAATGAACCAATCCATATTTATCCCTTCGCCAAGTTCTAGTGATCTCAACAGCTTTTGTAGTTCGCCTTTTTGCAGGAATTTTTTCTTTTTTGGTCTCGGCGGTATTCCTTTGATAATCGCTTTGTAGGTTGGATCACGTTTAATTAGTCCTTCGTGATACATATCTCTTACACAGCTGCCAATTTGGTGATGAAAATCCATTGTTGTCTGCCGCTCATGTGTCAGAGCGTATTCATTAAGGATGCTTTGATAAGCCTTTCTATCTAATTTATCTATCGTTAAATCAGGGCAAATTTCAGTAAGGTGTTTGTGGGCTATATAATATTTACTAACTGAGATATCTCTAATTGCACCGACTTTGTAAGTTTCAATCCATTCTAAAAAATAGCCAGCAAAAAGTCTGGGACGTTTGCTCATTCGTTTTCTCCTCCTAACACGCTGGGACTTTCGATGTGATCAATAGCTTCTTCCAGCCATTCTCTAACTTGAAACTCTCTTGTAACCACATCGCTGTGCGGCATAACATTTACATCGCTAAAAGCCAACGAATCATCTTTTGAATTTTGTAAAAAGTAAATCTGTTTTATTTTTCTGTCTAGGGAATCACCGTGGACTACAGTGGCATTCATCCCACGAATAGCAAGATTGAACAGCAGGAACGGAATGGTTCTATCAGATAACTCCTCTAAATCGTAAAAAGTCATTGATGGTTTATATTCAAAAAAACCAATAGATAATCTGTCTGCTCGCCATTTTTGTATGATCATTCCACCTGTCCCAGAAGCTACTTCATGTGTCAATCCACTTCCAGGTCCTACGATTTTTGCAATCACTTCCCCAATTGAATTTGGCGTAAAATCTTGTTTCTTAACTTTCCGATCAGCGTGTTCGTCTTGAAAATATTCGTGAAACCAATCGAAAGTTAAATCTTTTTCTATTTCTAAAAATTTGTTAAACACGATTTCTCGTTTATCACGATTTAGCAATATATTCATGAGAGCTTCTGGCGCTTTGTAGGCATCATCAACACCTAGCAGTTCATTTATTTTTTCTGTTGTTAATTTCATAATTTCAAAGGAGTAAAGAATTCTTTGTGGTCGACCAAACCTCCACTCCTTCCTCACAAATTCACTGGCTCTTTTTTTATAACCAGCATCAATCAAAATTCCCTCAATCACATAAAGGTCCGTTTTCTGCTTTAAACTAGCCTTAAATTTCTTGGCAATATTTCTAGCTTTGTCTAAAGAAACGACCTCATATGTTTTAGCCAATGCATCCGCAATTATTGCGGATGTTGGCGTATAATAAATCTCAAGCAAAATGAACACTCACTTTCTACGAGATTATTCTTCGATTTCTTCTTCATCATCTTCAACTGTCTTTTCAGGGAAAATGATGTTCTCTTTGTTTTTGCTCCAAGAATCTGCAAACGGTGCAAAATGTTGGCGTGCAAGTTCAACTTGGTTGATTAGATTTTCAACTGAAACATCATGATCATCTGCAATTTCTTCTAGCGCTTCCCCTTCATCGATTCGATGCAACACGCCACGAACGTTGATTGTTACTGATTCTGGCCATTCGATTGTGGTTGCTTTCTTGATGAATTCGTCAATGGTTTCTTTCGATACTTGCACAGCAACTTCTTCGACTTCTTGCACATCATCGCCCATTTCTAAAGAAGTTTGTTCTTCTTTTAGAACTTCAACTGTCCCATCATTATTCACAATATATTCGACATTCGGCTTATTGGTCTGCTTGTTAACTGGTACCTTGTATTCTACTGTTTCTGGCTCAATGGTCGTTGATACTGTTTTGCCTAAAAATTCGTTTAAACTTTCATATTTTCCTTTTAATGAAGCGTTGCTAACCACTAATAGCACTTCGATATTTCCGTTTGATTTAGATGTCACTTTTTTCACTTCTGGTCTGAAATTTACTTGTTTTGTCATTTTATTTTCCTACTTTCGTTTAATAATTAGTTGCATCTTTCCATTCGTAATCGAAATTATCGGTTATGAATGGTCTTTTTTCGTTTAAAGGCTTAGTTACACCTTGTGTGATCACTTTAAAATCTCTAGCACGAACAACAATCGCTTCAACTGGATGACCATATCTAAGGGCAAATAGACGAAAACGAAGCTTAACGGATTGGTCAATGCCATACACGCCAAAAGAGTTTTTAATATCAATGACATGTCTCCAACTTCCATCTAAGTTTTTTATAATGAAGTCAGGTGAATAAGCTATCGCCGAAATTTTGCCTATACCATCCGCAGTTGGTGTAAGTTCGGTTAGTTTAAAACGCGGATGAACTTCAAAAGGTAAACCACATTTTTTGACAAACTTTGTATAAAAGTTAGCTTCCTTCTGGCTATCAAATGTGTAACCATCAATCGTGACTTTATTTCCTCGCTTATTCAGGGCTGTTGGTGATTGCATTGTTTTAACTCCCTTTCCTTGGTCGCTGTTTCCGCTCGAACTGCTTTTCCATCTTTATTGCATTCAGGACATGGAATAGGTGTTGCATAATTAAATCTGTCTTTGCCCCAAATCACGCGCTGATCTTGACATCTAACACACTTCATTCTTATTTAGCCCCTTTCATCCAGGCTTGATTACTTTTGGTAGCTTTTTCGGTCGGTTCCTTCTTATCAACCCGTTTAATAGATTTACCTATATGTTTCTTCGGTTTTTCTGGCATTATAATGGCTTCCTTTACTTCTGAAACGGTTCCGCCAGATACGATTGTTGCGATAGCTGCTGTCTCTTTATGCTCAAATAGCACAGCATCTTTTAAATTGGCTACTGGTCGACCATCTTTGCCAAGATAGGCTGAAATTTTCACTACATATGGCATTGAATGATTCCCCTTTCTATCAATTTGTTTTTAAGGCTTTAAAATGCGTTTTAAGCCGTTTTTCTTTCTTTGTATCTATTTATATTCACTTGATTGCAAAACTGCTCTACGTTGAATATATTCGCTAAAAATAACATTTTAGATGCCTGCTACTCGTTTGTCTGATGTCCCCTCAATTTTCATCACGAATCCTTGTGAATTACTCATGATGCGAGAAAGGATTCTCTCACCATAGGCTTGACTCATTTCTTTACCAGTTAAATTGGTAGTAAACACTGTTGCTTTATTCTGCCGAGCCTCTACAATGCGATTTAAGGTGTCGTTATTAAAGTTGGTACTGTCATTACCTTTAACGCCTAATTCGGCCCCTAAGTCGTCCAAAACAACTAAATCAGCGCTTTTTATCTCTGCCATTAAGGTTCCTGTTATTGTCTTTCTGGCTTGTTCATCTTTCATCGCAAATTTTAGCTGTTCTAAGAGTTCCGCATAGCTAATAAATAAGCAGCGTTTATCATAGTTTGATTTCTCCAACACTTCCCAAGCCGTTGACATAGCTAAATGACTTTTCCCAACACCACTTTTGCCTGAAAGAATCATATGAATTGGTTTATTCAAAAGAATTTCAGTTGTGGCTCGATTTGCAATTTCAAAAGCAAGCTTGGTTTCTGTGTCTACTGTTTTGTAAGTTTTAAAACGACAATTAATTAAATTTTTGTCGGTATAAAGAGAACTATATTTCAGATAATTAATCGCTCTGGCTTTCAAACTATCGTTAAACATTTTCTCTGTTTCGAGGTCTTCTGCTTTTTTGCGTGCTTTATATCCGCATTCCATACAAGTTGGAGGACATCTGTCAGACCCATCTTTGTTTTTTGCACGCCAAGCATAAAGATTTCCATTGCACTCTGGACATGGATTGGGTGTGATATAAAGCAACGTTTTAATCATTTTTGAAAATCCATCTGATGCTGACTGCATTCTTTCACTTCCTAAAATCCAAGATCATCGTAATCCGAATGACCTGTATTTGATTTCTGTTGCTTGGTTGTATTCTTTTGCTTCCTTGCCGCTTCTCGTTCATCAACAGATTTGAACCCTCTTTGTTCCCAATCTTTCAATATGGCATTGATATAGTTATAGTTTCTTGCGTTTGCATCAATAGCAATTTCAATAGCTTTAACAATTAATTGTTCAGCATCTTTTTGACTAGCTCCGATTTTTTCAAAATCAGAAATCCAATAATCAAAATCGGTCATAGTTTTAGACGACATCAATCCAAATCCGTTGTTTTCCCAAATTGAACGAATGGACGACCCTTTATTGTTGTTATTAATATTCTTTTCATTCTTATCATTCTTTTCATTCTTGTATGTGGACAACTGTTGGACACTTGTTGGACGGTTGTTGGACACTTGTTGGTCATTGACTTGATAGTCATCCCAATTATTTATTGTTATAACGCTGTATTTCGGTGTTGATGAGATGGACAACATTTGCTCGTTTTCAAATTTTTTTAACCATCTCCATAACGTACGCCCGACAATCTGTTGGTCACGTGGAACACCTTCATTGAACTCTTTCTCAATAACGGCGCGCCCTGTGACGAATTGACCGCTGGACACGGCTATCTCTTGACCATTAAAAATAAATCTACTTTCTTTATGGCTCGCCTTCATTAAACATAAAGACCAAAGTTTAAACATATTAGCGTTGGTCCAAACGAATGAATTGGTCACTTTCCGATACAATTTTATATATCCAGTATTCATTCGTTATGCACCTCCTATAAATCGTCCATACTGGTAAAATTTGTAATTTTGTTGTGTCCTCTACAATATTCACAAATCCCACAACTAACTGGTTCTTCTTCGCCGTTTTTCACTCGCACAACATGCTCGATGTTTTCTTTTAATTCTTCTAATTCGTAAATCATTTTTTCTTCGCTAAGAGTGATTAGTTTTGCTTCACTAGGTGTTTGTTTCGAAACGGCTGCAATGAGAGGAAGAAAATTTTTGTCATATTGTTGCCGAAGCAGTTCGCAATAAACAGCCATTTGTAACACGTAACCGAAGCGTTCAATGAAGTTTGCTTTTCTGTTTAAACGTTCATCCCATTTCTTCTCATGCATATCTTTGGTTGTTTTGATGTCTACAAAATACTTTTCTTCTAAATTTAAACAATCGATTTTCCCTTTCCACATTGCACCGCCAATTTCACCTGTGACGATCACTTCTTTTTCGCCTTGATAAATATTTAAAAAGGCTTCTTCTTGTTTTAATCTTTCAATCATCTGCTCCGCAATTTGGAAATCTTTCAGTAGACCAAACGGTTTTCTTGAAGAAAACATCTTGCTTTTATTTTCTTCTTTAAATGCTTCATGAATTTCTGGTGATTCAAAGTAAGAATGAACATAATTACCAACAAGCAATGCTTTTGGATCGTTTTCTGGTGTCCATTCGCCTTTTAACTTGGCAAGAGCTGCAGCTTCACATTCAAGAAATTTTTTATATTGAGAGACAGACATATAAGCTAGGTCCGCTTCTTGTGAATAATAATTTTCATCAGAAAGGATAATCGTCTTCTTCAATCGTTGAGACATCAGCTTCACTCTCTTTCTGATTGGTTTCATAACCAGCCATCACATCTAAAGTTTTCTGAACTGGTTCTTCTAAAATTTGTTCAGCCGTTTTCGTTAAATCTTCTTTTTCAATTGGGTTTGCTTGTTCAATATCGTTTTCTTGCTCAATAACTTTTTTATTGTTGGCAAATAATTTTTCTTCAAGTGCTATTGCTGTATCTGCAACTGGTTCTGCTTCCTTACGTCTGTTTTCATCATATTCGTATTCTGTTGTTCTATTAATCGCATCTGTCAGTAAATCACTATCATCGCTTGTATTGATAAATGTTTTAGCGGCTCGATTGATTACTGTACGTTTAGCCATTTCTCCTGGAAAATCATTTTGAACATTTTTTGTTTTCGCTTTGCTCCAAGATTTGTCAATTTCTTTTTTTGTCATAACGGTATAAACACGTTCACCATCGTTTTTTTCAATTACTGCAAAAGCACCAATAATTTCATTGTCTTGATTTGCGAAGTCTGGCTCAAATTCTTTAACGACTGTTCTGCCTTTTTCACTGCCAATCCTAAACACATCACCTTTGTGAACAACTTCCGCCCAAATATCTTTAACATTTGATAAACGTTTCAAAACGGCTTGTGTTCCAAAATATGATCGTTGCATTTGTAACTCTTTTCCATAAACAACAAAATAACATTGGGTTTTTGCTGGACTTAGGCCTTGAACAACCATATCTAATAAAGTGTTAGCAACAGATTCTTTTGTAACAACTTCTAAAGCAGGTCTTTTATTTCGATCTTGTACTTTTTGAATTGCAAACCATGCTGATTTTAGAGCATTCGATGCATTGTAATTAGCTGGCAATTGTAACCCATCCTGCTCTAAACCTTTAATTCTGTTAGAAACTGCATCAGTAACGTCTTTTTGTAAAATAATTTCCCCCATCATTGATTCTCCTCTTCTTCGTCATATTCCCATGTTGGCTCTAATGCTTCTTTTTCTTCTAGCGGCTCTTGTCTAGCTCCTAATGAATCAAATTCAGGCATTTTCACCACTCCCAAAATATTTTCGTTTTGTTTTCTTCAAGTTCAACGTGATCAAATCCTTCTGTTTCTAATTGAGATAAAAACGTTGATGTAAGACCTTTACTATTCACTACGCAACTTGTGTTACCATTTGCTGCTGCAGTTCGAATTGATTGAACAATCCTATTTTGAGCATTCGCTAACATTAATTCGTAAACATCATCACTTAAACCTCTTACTTCAATCATTGTTTTTCCTCCGTTTTGATTTGTGTTATACTTTTGTAAACATTTATTTTTGTAATTGACCTACTTTGATGGCCGTCGAAGTAGGTCTTTATTTGTTGTTCCATCTTTTCATTCCTCATCATCAGACATCTTTTTGTAAATTCTTTCATACAGAGTCAATTGTCTTTCAAGCTGATTTAATGTATAAACGCTATTGTGTTTACGTTGATTAGATTGCATAAATTGCAAATTATTCTTCAATACATCGATTTTTTCTAGTACTACTTCTTTAACCATTTCAGTTTCATGTTCATTCAAAACCGATTTAGTCTTAGTTTTCATATGTGGTGGTATAGCTTGTTGTCGAGTTGGTAAAACAGCTCCTGTCCTACTATCTTGAAATGTTGGTCGTGAGTTCATTTGTTGAATGGTTAAACTATTTATTCGGTTTTCAGCTTCACTTAATCGTTCACTAATTACCCAATTATGAAAACACAAGATAGCTAATGGAATTGCGACTATTCCTATTACGTCGAATACATTCATTTACTTCACCTCGCGATTCTGTTTCCTCTTGTAATGTTCACCAGCGTTATCGGCGATCCAACTATTAAATGAACATAATTCAATGACAAGGTTATAAGTCATCAACACCAGTGCATAAATCAGTAAAATCTTTCCGTCTGCTTTAGTGCCGATTAATAAACCCACTCCGAATATATATAATCCGTAGGTTAACCTATTTAGGTTTCTGTACATTTTTTTCATTTTGTTTTTTATCGTCCTTTCCTTTAATAGTGTACGTATGCGTGATGCCTGTTTTACGTGTCATAACGTTACAATATGCTTGACCTAATAAATCAATATTTACTTGATCTGCCATTTTATTCACCTCACTTGATATTTAAGATTTTTTTGATTTTCTGAACTTGCTCTTCTGAACGTCTACGACCATGAAGAATATCTGACAAGTAAGGGCTTGAAATCCCCAGTTGTTTTGCTAACCAAGATTGGTTTTTGCCTGCACGAATTAGAGCTGCTCTAACATCAATCGCTAAGTCTTGTGACATTTAATCACATCCTTTCTGGTATAATTTTCTTATCAGCAAGTGGTCTGCTGAAATATATTACGAGGTGGTGAATGATATGAATAGAGTTATAATTAACTTCAAGGTAAAGAAAGAACAAATATTTTTTGGTATTGATCAAGTTATTTTAGACGGCAATACATTTGATCCTTCTACTGTTAATGCTTCTGATATAAAAAATGCAAAATCATTAAACCTAAAAGGTGATGGCCAAAATGTTGCAATTCAAACAGAAGATATTTTGTCCTTCCAATTTTTAGCTGATTAAAATTTAGCAAGCATTCGTGCTAGTAATAATTGAACCAATGCTTGAGTCTCTTCTAAATCAGCAGGTACTCTCTTACTGAAATGAGATAGTTGCTGGTCAATTAATTCATCTATTTTTTGAACTTGCGATTGCCCCTTGTTATTCACAGTAACTTGGGGCTCGTTTTTGACTTCATCCATTTCCTTCATTCCTTTCTTTTTAATTTGTAAGCTAAAAAATTAGCTAATTTAACAAAATACGTTGACACTTTCTATATAATAATATAGAATATAACCATAGTTAAATAAGCCTTCTAAAGACTAGTAAATAAACACTTTCACCGTTCCCCAACGATTTTATGTTTCATTTATTGGTTTTATTTGAGAACTTATTAGCTAATAAATTAGCTTACGAGAAGAGTATATTATATATTTATATAGACGTCAAGCATTTTCTATATTTTTGTATAGAATCTTTTTTCTAAGCATCTAGGATGGTTGATATGACTACATTTGAAAGAGTAAAAAAATTGGCTGATAGTCAAAAAATTTCTATTTTAGAATTAGAATCTCGACTAGGTTTTGGAAAAAACTCTTTGTATCGATGGAAAACGAGTTCCCCCGCCTCTGACAAACTACAAAAGGTTGCTGACTACTTTGGTGTTTCGACTGACTATCTTTTAGGAAGAACTGACAATCCTAGTATTGATAAGGGCGAACCGGAAGAAGAATTCTCTACTTTCTTCCGTATTGATACCAAAGATATTCCAGAAGAAGACAGAGAAAAATTAGAGGAAGAACTGAAAGAGTATTTTGAGTTCATGAAAAATAGATTAAAGAATAAATGATTGGAAGGCTACTTATGGATATAGACTATGACACTTATTTTAAATATCATGATCAAAGTTACATTATTATTGAAAAAATTGCAGACTACTACGGAATTGAGTTAAAAGATTTACGTTGGGATCATTATAGAGACTATGCAATTGATGTTGAAGATATTGAAATTGTCTCTTATTCATTTGGTGAAGTTGCTTCTAAATATTTATCTGGAAACATAATAAATATTTTTGGAAACTACGGAATCTCTTATAATCCGTTTATGGTAGAAGGAAGACAACGTTTTTCTATTTTACACGAATTGGGACACTATTATTTTGATATGGATAAATCAAAAACAACACAAAGCTTCTCGGATTTATTAGATGGGAACGGTTATTCCGAAAAAGATGCACCAAAAGAATTACGAGCTAATATTTTTGCATCACTTGCTTTGATTAATAATGAAGCTCTAAAAGAATGTTTTAGAAAGCGAATGTCTTTTTATCAAATCTGTGACGAATTTGAAATCAGTGCAGCTGCACTTTATGTTAGATTATACGATTTCCTAACAAAATTTATTTTGTTAAATCAAAGTTTAGCCAGAACAGCAATAAATCAATTTAGATATAATTATGATCCATCAAAATTAATCAGCTATGTAAAAATGAGTTTGTAAAAATGAAAGGAAGGGTTACAAGTGAAAAGTGATGAGATTCAAAAAGAGGAAGAATTAGAAAGAGCTAGAATAAGAGCTAGACGTGAAGAGGAAAAGAATCGCGCAGGAAAAGGATGTATTGGTTGTTTAGGATTCTTCATAATATTGGCGATAATTGGAGGTATAATAACTAATCTAGATAGCAATAAATCTTCTGAAAATAAATCAGAACAGCCTTCTACTGAACAAATTAAATCAAAAGCTTCTAATGAAGCTATTTTATTAACTCAACTCCAAAAGAGTTTTGAAGGAGTGGCTGATGTTTCTTTTTCAAGCAGTAAAAAAATGTTTACTATAACACCAACCGATTCTGATTTTAAAACAGCTATTTTAGCGATGTTATCTGGAACAGTTACAAAAGACGATTGGAATGATATGACTGAAAATATTCGAACTATGTCGCAAGCTATGCAAGAAAAATATGGTTCTGGCTATGTAATAAGTGTTTTGAATCCTGAAAATACAGAGAACACTCTGTTAATGGTAAAGGATGGAAATGTAACTTATAACTTCGCAGATAAACTATAAAAAATAACGCACCCTCCGACCAAGAAGTTGTGCGTTAAAAATAGAACCAAAATAGGCTTATTTTGTTACGCCTATTTTACCAAAAATAATGAGGTGAAACAATGGTAAATGAAATAAAACAAGTTGCGTTATACATACGTGTGTCTACAGATCAACAAGCTAAACATGGTGATAGTTTGGATGAACAACAACACACTTTAAATGAATACGTAAGACAACAAGGAAATATGAGAGTATTCAAAACTTATATAGATGACGGTATTTCAGGTCAAAAGCTATATCGTGATGAATTTCAAAAATTGTTAGATGATGTAAAAAAAGGAAGAATTGATACAATCTTATTTACAAAATTAGATAGATGGTTTAGAAATTTACGTCATTATTTAAACATTCAAGAAATACTAGACAAAAACAATGTTACTTGGTTAGCCGTTACACAACCTTTCTTTAACACAGAAACAGCAATGGGTCGTTCATTTGTAAATCAATCAATGGGTTTTGCTGAACTTGAAGCACAATTAACTTCCGAACGAATACGTGCTGTTTTTGATAACAAAATAAGAAAAGGTGAAGTCGTTAGCGGAAAAGTCCCCCTTGGCTATGAAATCAAAGACAAACATCTTGTTCCAAATGAAAAAGCTGAAATAGTAAAAGAAATTTTCCAGTACTATTTAGAAACTGGTAGTATGCGTGCCACTGTTAGACATTTAGAAAATCATTTCAATATGACAAGAGATTATCAAAGTGTTCGGCAAATGCTTACTAATAGAAAATATATTGGTGAATTACGAGATAATAAAAATTTTTGTGAACCTATTATTGATCGTGACGTATTCGAAAGAGTACAATTACAACTTTCAAAAAATATTCGTATGAATAAAAAACGCGACTATATGTTTACTGGATTATTAGTTTGTAGTGAATGTGGTTGTAATTATTCCGCCACGGCGGTTATTAGCCGATATGTACGCAAAGACGGTACGACAAACCCGAATGAAAGACATTTATATAGATGCACCAAAAACCGTAATAACGTAAAAAAATGTAGTAATAAAAAAGGTATATATGAAACTACACTAGAAAATTTCCTTCTGGAAAATATTGAAAAACAAGCAGAAGAGCTGTCTGTAAAAATGCAACAAGAACCCGAAGTAAAAAAAACTAAGAATACTAACGATAAAATAAAAAAGAAAATAGATAGACTAAAAAAAGCTTATCTCAATGAGGTTATAACATTAGAGGAATATAAAAAAGACAGAAAAGAATTAGAAGCACTTTTAATTCCTGAAAGGGATAATAAAATTGCTAAAATTGATTTGAACTCACTGCATAACTACTCTACTGCTGAGTTTAGAGATGGATATATACAGCTAACTATTTCGGAAAAAAGTTCTTTATGGCGGCAAGTGATTAAAAATATTGTGGTTTATCCAGATGGAAATTTGAAAATAAATTTTTTAGGATATTGA